TCATAAGGAGACTCCTCATCAGAATCATGCAAAACACGACTCAATGATGGATTACTCAACAAAGATTCTAAACGCTCCAAACGAGACTTCATTTCATCATACTCACTATACTTAACTTCTTCATTAAGAGTCAAGATTGTAGGGGGCATAGCAAAAATCCAAATCTCAGTTGTACCATTACCAACAATTGTAGACGGTGTATATGTTATACTACAACCACCACCAGGTACAGTCAATGCTGTCTCATTATAAGTGAAAAAGCCTGTCGTTGATGCCAAGGATCTCTGACGAGTTCCAGCATCACGATTACCATTACCACAAAATAAAGTCAACAAAGTACCAGTAGTAGAAGCAACATTCAAAGCACCATCAGCCGAAGTAGCACCTGTAACAGCCACACTAATAAAATAATTACCACCAACACCAGAAGGAAAGGTGATAACATTCGAAGCAGCAGTCACACCAACAAGAGTATTACCTGTCTGTGTAACCATACCAACAAAATTATCAGCAGTGGTCGATGCAATCGACGACATATGAACAGCACCACCAGTTGGCGCACCAGGAGCTTGTTTAGGATGAATCATGGTAAAACCATACTCAACCCACAACTCACCGATAATATCAGTAGAACTAACATTACCGGAAGTGGCTAATTGAAATAAACCAATATCATAAAACTTACCAGCACCAGTAACAGGTGTTTCAGCATTAGCACTAATACTAACATAGTAATTATTCAAAGTCGCATCTTTAGCACCAGAATTCTTAGAATTCTTACGATGCCCAGATAACACATCATGAACCATTACTTTAGTATAAGGAGCACCACTAGTACAATGCCAATAATTCTGCATTTCTGTATCAGTAGCAAATGCAGCATCATCAGGATCATAATTAGTAGCCATCAACACTAAACCAGCGCCAACATTAGAACCACTAGCCGTATATTCACGAGTACGCCAAATCAAACGAAGATGATTTACGCGATACTGTTCATACACAGCAGCAATTTTACTAAAAATTGGAAACATAACCGAATTACCAGGATTAATAAACAACGAATTAGCCAATGTAAACGCCACTGTACCAGTGACATTAGCAATCTTCTCCATACGTCGGTTAAACACTTGTTCCTCAATAGCATCATTAGTGATTACCTCACTAGTATTGATACCATCAGAGGACTGTGTCATACCACGAAACGTAGCAGAAGAGACATTATTACGAATTCGACGCTTCTTCTTACCTACACGCTGAGGCAAAGAAGCAAATTGTGCAATTTGTTTACGAGCAGTTTGCATCTGCATTTGTTTTGAACCATTACCGCCTTTACGTTGAGCAGCACGTCGTTGACGACGACGTTTACGAGCAGCACGTTTAGCAGCAGTAGCCATAATGAATATTAACATATCAGCAATAAAAATATTACAAAAACCAGAAGAGAGAGAGAAATATAAATTCGGGGGAGAAAATGAATTTATGTATGAGTCGCGACACACATCTACAGAACACTGTAAAACAGCGAGTTCTGCCGAAGCAGGAGTAGCACTTAAGTCCATACTTTCAGCCCCTGTGTAAATTTCCCAAATCTCACGATCTGTATTATAATTCTTCCAAGCTAAATCAATAACTTCACTTGTACCAACAGGATACTTAACACGTAAATACTCAATCAAATCCATAAACCAATTTCTACAATCCTCACATGCAAAAGTCTCATTTCTAAGACCACATACACGAACAATAGTATTAGCAACAGTCCCATGGGTATTATAAATCAACATATTAGTACGCATCTTTTCACAATCAATACAAGGCAAATACATACCATAACCTAAAGAAGGAATATTACACATCCTGAAACTATGTCCCAGAAAAGTACACTCATGATTCGATCGAAACTCTCTCGAAGCAAAATGATACTCCATAGCAATATCACTCATCTT